ACACGACGACTGGTCAGAAGGCGGGCGACTTTCTCCCAGAACTTCTTCAGACGTTCTACAGCGGCAACAATCGTGCACCTCGTGGTCACTACGTCGTCGATCAGTTCCGAAAAGATAGGTCTGGCGTCAGCGGAGTTGCAGGCCTTCCGATCGAAGAGATCAACGAACGACCTAACAGCGTAACGTTCTTCAGCGGTCGTGCGTGGTTCGCTTGTCAGAGCACGGTCTACTACAGCCAGATTCTCGATGGCAACGACGCGAGTAAGGCTGGTCTCTGCTATCAGGAAGCTGATCCAACAGCTGAGGACATCAGTGATTTGATTGCCTCTGACGGCGGCGTCATTCCGATCCCGGAGGCCAACCACATCGAGGCTATTTACCCGATGGCCAACGGTGTGCTAGTCTTCGCACAGAACGGCGTGTGGACGATCAGCGGCGGACAAGAGGCCTTCAGCGCTCTCAACATTGCCGTCTCTAAGATCAGTCCGACTGGCACACGCAGTCCGAACACGATCGTTGAAACGGACGGCATGATCTTCTGGTGGTCGGACATCGGCATTCAGGCTGTTCAGCAAAGCGGCGGATCGTTCGGGCCAATTGCGGGTAAGGACGGGAACACGAACATCGCTGAGTCTACGATTCAGACGTTCTACAACGAGATTGACTCGACAGCTAAGCGGTCTGCTAAAGGGCTGCTAGACACACGTAACAACCTGATTTACTGGCTGTACGGCGAAGGCGGCAACGCTTACGAGTATACGCGAGTCCTCGTCTACGACATTACGCTTCAAGCGTTCTATCCGTGGAAGATCAGCACGTCAGCGACTGGCCCTAAAGTTGTCGGTTTGTTTCTCGACAGCGGCTACATCGACAGCTCATACGTTGACGCAGTTACAGACAATAACGTAATCGTCACAGACAGTAGTGTGCCGGTGACAGCGGCCACTCCACGATCGTCTATTAAGCCTTCTGCTGTCTACTATTTGGTCAATGTCCCGAGTCAAGGCTTGACTGTCGCAGCTCCTGTGTCTAACCGATACGTCGACTGGTACACGTTTGATGGCGTCGGCCTGACGTACGACAGTTATCTGCTGACGGGTTACGAACTGCTAGAAGATACGATGAGAGACAAGCAAGTCGTTTATCTCTTCGCACACTTTACGAAGACTGAGACGTCTGACAACGAAAATCGTTCGAGCTGCATGTTCAACGCGCGATGGGATTGGGCGGACGATCGCAATACTCGTAGATGGTCTACAACTCAAGAGCTCTATCGTCCGCGCACAATAAACGACGTGGCAGTAGTTACATCCAAGAATAAGGTACGTGGCAATGGAAAGTCAATTCAATTCCGCTTCGGAACGTCTGAACCCGGACGCACCTTCAACATCCTTGGATGGTCTATTGCGTTCAGCGGAAATACCCAACCTTAAGGAAATATATCGTGACGAAGCTATTGGCGTTGCTGGCCTGCATATCGTTATTGGGAAGCTTGTTCTCCATTCAGAAATCTTCGGACGACCAGACAGACTGAAGCTGGATAAAGTGCTTGAGATTGCTACGCTGATTGACGAACGGCTAGCAGCAAAAGGTGTCACAGAGCTTTATACGTGGGCAGAGACTGACGAGCAGTATCGTTGGAATCTGTTCACGGGCTTCAAACCGACAGGTGAAGAAGTTGTTTTTGATCCGCCGTACGTACGTCCTGTCTACGAATTTAAGAAAGAATTGATCTAATGCCGGTTATTCCTATCGCTGCTGGTGTTGCAGCCGCTGCCGCAGTGGTCGGAACGGCTAAGACTATCTCGTCTCAGAACAAAGCGAACAAGCTTGCAAAAGAACAGTTTGCTTACGAGAAACAGCTTAACAACAACAAAGTTGCACGCGAACGTCGAGACGCAGTCCGAGCAGCGAGGCTAACAGGTGGATCAATTCTGCAAGCTGCGAACAATCAGGGGGCGGCTGAATCGTCAGCAGCTCTTGGTGCACAAGGCTCAATCATCAGTCAGCTAGACAGTAACCTGTCGTTCCTCGACACGTCTAAGAAGTTGACAGACCTCGCGGGCGCGGCATCCGTACAACGCCAAGGCGCACTCAACGCTGCACAGAACTGGGGTGCCGTTACGAACCTCAGCATGCAGGTGTTTGGAGTTGCAGCCGGAAAGATGAAGTAAGCATGGACAGCGTATTCACTGACGACGCAACGCCCGATCTGTTCGCTAACGTTCAGACGGAGGCCCCCCTCACGAGTGCACCTGGCAACAGCGTAACTCCTCGCTTGATGGCTGTTAACGCCACTGAGAACCCGCTCGAAGCAATCAACGAGCAGACGCTTAACCTCGTCAATCAGCGTCTTGCTAACGGCGAAGAGCAGACGATCCGTCTGAAGACGGCCTCCGATCGACAGCAGCGTCAGGCCTCGGCTTTGGCGAACCTTCGTCGTACGGACGCCTCGTCGAACATCCTTACGCCTGAGCAGCAGCACACGATTGACAGCACGTATGATTCGGTCGTTCGTCAGAACATCGAAGAGACGGCTCGCACGTCTGTCGAGCGCGAAGCTGTCGACCGTATCAACGATGCGATGACAGAAGGCGATCCGACTGAAGCAAAGCTGATCAACAAGCTGACGTTTGGCACCGGCTCTGCGTTCAAGGTCTACCACGACGAGGCGACTAAGAACCTCCTCATGTCGCAGAAGGTTGAGCAGTACGAGACGGAGAACGGTGAGGCAAGCTGGGCACGTAAGGCGCTCAACCTCGTCACGGGCTTCATTCCACTCAACAACAACTTCGCCAACACGGGCGTCGTCGCTAACACGCCATCGAACCTGAAGAGCTGGCTGCTGAGCGGTACGGCTCGTCAAACGCAGGGCGATGCGCTGTGGAACAACTACACGCCCGATCAGCTCGCTAAGGCGCTGGCTGACGGCGGTGAGCTCGACACGGCTCTGCGGTCTGCGGGTACGACTCTCGGTTCGTTCGATGGTTCGACGTCAGCAGACATCCTCAAAGGTTTTCAGGCTCAGTCGTCGTCTGATAAGCTGTGGTCCAACGTCTGGTCTGTTGCTGATCCTGCCTTTGTCCTTCCGTGGGGCAAGGTTGCTTCGGTCCCCAAAGCTCTCGTACGTCTGGGCGCACGCAAAGCAGCAACGAAGGTTGCAACTGATGCTGTCGAGGCAGCTATTCGCGTAGGTGCTGAAGACGGTGCGGCTCTAACTGGCGTTAAGGCTTCGGAGGCTGTCGGTCATCTTGAGACGTCTGCGATGGCTCCTAACGCCAACACGGCTAACAGCGTTCCGCTTGCAGTCGACGTCTCGGCTCGTGCAGAACGTAACCGCGCGATTATCGACGAACTGGGTGGTGACATCCAGCAGGTTAGTCGTGCGACCGATCCGGCAGAAGTAGCTGCTGCGATCGAGTACAAGATGAACCGCATCAAGGAGCGTTACGGCAGTCGCGTCAAGGACGTTGAGTTTCACATCGAGGATGTTCCGACAGGCAAACTGACGCCTTACAAGATCGGTGGCGATCTTCCTGAACAGGGCAACAGCCTAGTCCGCATGCGTGTCACGATGGGCAAGCGCGGTGGCGGCGGCTTTGCTACTCCTGCGTCTGCTATCAGCAACGGACTGACTAAGCTAGGGCTTGTCGGAACCGTTACTCGTGTCGAAGGCAAAGAAGTCGCACAGACGGCAGCTGAGGCAGGCTTCACGCAACGTGCGTTTCACGGCACGAGTCGTTCGTTCGACAACTTCGAAGAGAAGTTTGCGGGCTCGGCTACGGGTGCTGAGAACACAGTGATTAAGGGTAAAGCCACCACTCAGTTCTGGGACCTTGACCATGCTCGTAAGAACTTTCCAGGTCGTGATGCCAGCGAGGAGCTCAATCCTGAAACGTTTGCTACCGGTTTAAAAGCTGCTGCAAAGAAAGCTATTGCTGACGGTGGTGAGGTTTACGTTCATAAGGGTGGAAAGCGCATCAAGCTTGACGCTGAGTTAAAGGACAGCAAGGGCGGCTACTGGGGTGTGGGTAACGCTTTGTTCCCTGAGCCCGGCAAGCGTGAAGGCTTTGAGATCGTCGGCAAGAAGTCGGCAGACACCGGTGTCGTCTTCCTTACTGATGACGCGGACGTCGGTCACAGCTACGCGCGAAAGGCTGCGTCTGCTGACAATCACCGGACGTTCAAAGAAGCCGAGGAAGCTTTCAAGGCTGATCCGTCTGACGCGAACGCCGATCGGTTTGAAGCCGAGATGGAAAAGATCATGGACGACGCGGGTCAGAACATCCGCCCGATGGATCTCGACACGCGTAACTTTGCTGTCCACGATATGAAGGGTGCAGCCTACAACGGCCCGACGACACAGGCCATCATCGACAAGGCTAAAGCTGACGGCAAGGACGGCGTTGTCTTTCGTAACTACGACGACGACATCATCAACGGCAAGGTCAGCACGACGTTTGCTGTCTTCAAGTACGACAAGATGCGGTCTGCTTTCGAAGGCCCAGTTATCAAGCAGGACGTAAGCGGTCAGTACTTTGCAACAGCTGACGTTCACGTTCCGCTTGAAGGTTTTACGACGACGCCTCTCAACACCCCTGACAACGGATTCTTTCGGTTCGGTCGTTCGACTGCACGTCGTCTTGATCGTAACGCACAGCAGAAAGCAGTTGCAGCGGGTCTCTCGTCGACTCAGCTTCAGGACAAGATTGCTCGTCGTACGCGCGAGGTCCTCAAGGGACTTAGCGCAAAGGACCACGGCAACCTTGATGCTATCATGCGTGCAGGTCAGAACAAGAACGTCTGGCTTGACGAAGGACAGATGGACATTGCGTGGGAACGTCTGACTGGCGAGCCGACTGCACCTGCGTCTGTCAAGAACGCGTATCAGGCTTATCAGGACATCAACGACATCGATTTCTTTGCACGTCGCAACGAGATCTACCGTCGGGATGCGAACGCTGGTCGTGAGAACGCAAAGGTTCACCTCGGTAAGACGGGTAACGTGTTTGACGGCACGGCTACGATTAGCGACAGCGCAGAGCTGCCGGTGGGCCGTATCTTCAACGCGACTGATCACGTCCAGTACAACAAGAGCAGCCCGCTGTCTGCGTCTGATTGGGAACGCATGCGGTCGGAGGGCTACGTCCTTGTGACGACCAAGGAAGCTGTCGAGTTCCCGGACGGCTTGCGACTTCAGCAGATCATCGCTAAGGGAAGCAACGTCGAACGCTCAACGCTGAAGCTTGAAAAGGGCCTCGGTTACAAGGCTGGTGGCCACCGTGCGTACACGGGCAACTACTTCATCAAGCAGGCAGCTAACGGTGTACAGCCTGACAACGGTGCCGAGTATCTGCTGAGCCCTCACGTCTGGCGCACGGGCAACAACAAGAACCGCCTGATAGATTGGTCACGTCGTTGGAACACGGCTCTGGCTGACGCACGTCGCGGCATCACTGATCCGATGCACTACGAAGACAACGTATTCGCTAACATGGATGGCCTAAGCTTTCCGTCTGGCGAAGAGTTTGTCGAAGGCGTAAAGAGCGGTCGCATCACGACCAAGTACGAAGCTGAGGTTGTCGGCGATCGTGAGATGCCAACCGCGTACCACAGCGAGCGTGACGACATCGACCGGTTCCTTGACGAAGAAGAGCTGGGCGAAGGTGGATACTATCGTACGACTGGTCGCATGTACACGTCTGCACGTGGCAACGCGCTGCTCGATGAGTCAGGCGAGTTCGCGGAGACTGTCGATCCGTGGGAGATGACGGACCGTGCGATCAGCAACATCGCTCGCATGTCGTCGTTCAGCAACTACAAGGACAATCTGCTTGAGCGATTCAAGGCTACGTACGGCAACGACCTGAAGCTACGTCAGCTTGAAGACGCGACTCCGTTCGACCTGATGAAGGCCGAGGTGCGCGATCACGTACCAGACGCAATCAAGAAGCGGATTGAGGCAGAGCAGATCGGCTTCTCGCACATCATGAACCACGAGACGAGCTGGGAGAAAGCTGTTCGTTCGCGGACGCGTGCGACTGCTGAGTGGATTCTTGGTGAGAGTCGTGGCGGCGCACGTGAGCTCGGTCACGACTTCGTCTACTGGCTGAGCAAGAATAACCCGGTTAACTTTCTTCGCGGTCTCGCGTTCGACGCTAAGCTCGGTATGTTCAACGTCGGTCAGCTGTTCCTTCAGATGTCGACGATGGCAGTCAGTACGGCTCTTAGCCCGAAGGCTGGTCTCAAGGGCATGCTGGGTGCGCTGCCGATGAAGGCGTTTATGCACAGCAAGGGGTCAGAAGCAGTTCTTGACGTCCTTGCTAAGCGTGGCGCGTGGAAAGCTGCTTCGTTCGAGAGCGAGCAGGAGTTCAAGGACTTCGCTCGGTTCATGTACAAGAGCAACCTTCTTGATGTCGGCTCGACTCATCTCAGCATCAACGATCTGCGGCCCAACCGTCACTTTGGGGCTGCGTCTAAGGTCGAAGCTGTTCGTGAGCACGGACGTGTCTTCTTCTACACGGCGGAAGTTATGAACCGCTCGGTGGCTGGCCGCATCGCGTGGGAAGAGTTGAAAGAGCAGGGTGTAAAGCTTGGCTCGGCAGAGTTCAGAGAACGGTTCGTCGGTCTTGCTGACGACTACTCGATGAACATGACTTCCGAGTCGTCTGCGTCTTTCCAGAAGGGTCTGTGGTCGATTCCGACGCAGTTCTGGGGCTACAACGTTCGTATGATGGATGCCATGTTTGGCAGTCGCTTTACGAAGGCTCAGCGGACTCGGCTTATTCTGTCGCAGTTCGGTTTGTTCGGCGCAGGCGGTGTTCCGGTCTTGGACGCCGTCGACGAATACGTTCGTAATCAGTCGGGTGCGAGTGCTGACGCAGGAACTCTTCAGAGTCTCATTAGCCGAGGTGCTCTCGATAACGCTATCGCAGCTGTCAGCGGTGCAGACGTCCGAGTCGGTGAACGCATTGGTTCGGGTACGTTCCTTACGGACCTTGTAAAGAAGACAGGTGCAGCTGACGTCTCGAACGCAGTAACCAAGGGCGTTGGCATCGGCGAGCTGTTTCACGTCAGCGAGTTTGATCGTATCAGTCTGGCCGAGTTGGCTGGTGGTGCGACGGCAAGCATTACGGGTGCAGGCGCTAAGACCTTGGGTGACGTCCTTAAGTTCGCTGCTGTCGAAGGACCGACCGGAGACATCACGCGCGAGAACCTCGTGAAGATGGCTGACAATGTAAGCACGTTTAGCAACTTCCACAAGGCGTGGCTTGTCAGTCAGTACGGCATCTACAAGAGTCAAAAGGGCACGGTGCTTGGCGCAGACATTCCGTCTGAAGATGCGCTGTGGTTTGCTCTTGGTCTCGGTCGTCCGCAGGAAGCTGACACGGCAGATTATCAGATGTCGTACATGGACGGGAAAGAGACAGTCGTAAAGGAAGCGGCTACTCAGATCCGTAACTGGAGACAGGAAGCGTTCAGCAATCCGGATAAGGTTGACGAGAACGCAAACAAACAGTGGACGCTGTTAGCTCTCTATCCGCCAGACGTACAGCGTCAGATCATGAAGCGTACGAACAACATCACAGACAAATCGTTCTACGACCGCGTTCAGAGTAAATTCGATCGCGAAGCAAACGTAACAACTGAGGAAACTAACTAATGGCTAATCTTACCGGCCAGCTCGAAGGTGTACAGGACGTCAGCCGTGTGGTCGAGGCTCCGGCTCAGACGTCTGGTTTGTCGACTGCTCTCAACGGTCTTGCGAAGGGCTTTGATGCCGTCTCGGATGTAATGACGAAGCGTGCGACTGCTAAGCGTCAGGCTGCTGTTGAAGCACGTGCTGTCGAAGACCAGAACTGGGACCGTGAGAATCGTTCGCGAACTCGGTCTGGCTGGGCTGCTGACGACTATGCCGCAGGTGTTCACAACAGCCTCAACGCTGCTGCAATGGGGCCGATCGACAACGGCGGAACAGTTACTGATACGGCCACTGCGCCGCCTCCGATTGACTCAGCTCTTGAGGGCATGTCGCCGTCGAACGAACTGTTCATGACAAAGATCGGCAGTCAGGTCACGCGTACGCAGGCTGGCGTCAATCAGGGTCGTATGCCTGCGATCGCTATCGAAGGACTGGCCAACAAGCTGTTCAACGAAGGCATCAGTCGCGGTATTCCGGCTGGTCTGATTGCTAAGTCGTTTAAAGATGCGGGTATCGATGCGTTTCACGCGTACGATGCGACTGTAGGCGACAGCGAGGCAGCTGACAAGCGTCGTCGTGAAGAACGCACGACTGCCTACAACGCGGGTGCGGTTGCCCTTGGTCCAGCAGCAGAAAGCAAGACAGAAGACGAGATCGTTCTGGCTGGTCGTCAGAAGCTGCAGGACGATGCGGTTCTTGAAGCAAAGAGCAAGCAGGTCGCTATGCAGACGTCACTCAACCAGAACAGTCAGTCAGACATCCGCTTCAATCAGGAACAGGGAGATCGAGACGCAGGCAATCTCTCGGCGCTTTCGTTCGACAACGCGACGGCAGCGTTCACTAAGAGTCTGCTTCAGGTGACGAACGCCGCAGCTACGCCTGAGCGTGGTTCGGACACGACGTTCGAGATGAAGAACGCGAAGATCGAAGCTCTCGCTCCGCAGTACTATGCGCAGGTTAAGGAGCAGGTTCTGAACAAGATGCGTGCGTCTGGCAGCAGCCCGTCGGCAGTCGCACAGGCGTCGGCAGCTATGGACGACAAGATCAAGGGCATAATGGGCGGCATTGCAGCTGGCGGTCAGGCGTACAAGAACGCAGCTTCGATCATCGGTACGTCCTTCGGCCTGCGCGTTCAGGAGTCAGCTCCGCTCGTCGCTCAAATGAAAGCCCTTGGTATCGACTACAGCACGATGCCTGAACTGATGAACGTCCTCGACGGTCCGACTAAGGCTCGTCTTGGCAGCCAGCTCAAGGGTATTCTTGCAGACGGCTTGGTCGACAGCGCAGAGAAGACGGCGTTCAAGAACCTCGTAGCTGTTGCAACCGGCAAGGCGAACATCACGGACATCGACAGCACGGCAGGTCGTCGAGCTATCGTCCAGCAGGCTGCGTCGTACACGACTGCAAACAACGCTAAGATCGCACGTGGCGAAGGAGACGGTCAGACGTGGATGGCTATGGGTCGTCAGGTCGCTATCGGTGCGGCTACGCTGACGACTCAGAACAGCAGCGCTGATCTCGTAAAGGCTACGACTGTCCTTGCTGGTCGTGGCACGATCGATGCTATCAACAAGCTTCGGTCGGGTTCTGATACGCGTGAAGAAGCTGAGCTTCTCGGGTCTGCTAAGCGGGCTGCTGCGGCTCGTCTGCTTCAGGCGTCACACGGAAAGCTGAACGCGACGTTGCAGAACGGCTCTGACAAATATCAGTTGCTCTACTACAACGAAGCGGCTGGTGCGTTTCAGTTCAAGTTCAACGATCGTCTTTGGGGGCGTCGGACGTCTGGAGCTGGGCCTGTCGGCGTCGGTGCGCCTTCGTACGCAAGCGGTGCGTCTGTTAACGTCGCTACCAAGCAGCCGCCTTCGGCTGAAGCACAGCAGCTTCTCGCAGCGATGAACGGCAACCTGTCGTTTCTGACGCGTACGGGTGAGTGGGACAATGACGGGCCGAAGGGCACGAACCGCGAGATTGCTGCTTTCTGGGCAACTGGCAAGACGCCTGAGTCTGAGAAGGCAAAGGCAGGCGGTAGTTCGAGCCGACGCAGTCTTTACGCGGCACAAGATGCACTGATTGAATCGGGCTCTAAGATCCCTGACATCGATACGTCTGTTGATAACGCAGACATCGCAGGTCCTGAGGGCACGGGTCAGAATCCGCGTTCGTCTGCAGTTGGCGTAGGTCAGTTCACGGACAGCACGTGGCTTTCGACGCTAAAGAAGCACGCGCCAGAGTTGATTGAAGGCAAGAGTAGCGCAGACGTTCTGTCGATGCGGCAGAACAAAGAGCTGGCTCGCAAAGCAATCGGCTGGTATCGCGGGGACAACGCACAGTACCTAGCTTCGCGCGGTCTGCCTAGTGGTCGGACTGCAACGGCTCTCGCACACTTTGCAGGACCAGCCGGAGCTGAAAAGCTTTTGACAGCTGATCCGTCTGCTCCTGTCGAGAGCGTTCTTGGTCAGGCAGCGGTAAACGCTAACCCGCATCTGCGCGGCAAGACGGCTTCGCAGACTATCGAATGGGCAAAGGGCTTCTATCGTGCATAAGACAGTCAGGGAACTAATCGATGCTCGTGTCTTTAATCAGCATCAGATTTTTAATATTTTGTATCCAACATATCGCGGGCACTACAGCAAGCTGCGCGACATCATCAGTGAGGTAAAGAATGACGACGCAAACACCGCTCGATAAAAGTCTTGGCTGGCTGCTAGAAGAAGAGGGCGGCTGGTCGGATCATCCGAACGACAAAGGCGGTCAGACGTTCAACGGCGTGACGCAGGGCACGTACGACGACTGGCGAGTGCGGGTCGTCAAGCTGCCTAAGCAGAGCGTACGTAAGGCGACTGCCAGTGAGATTCGCAACCTATACGAAGTTCTCTACTGGCGAGCCGCTGGATGTGATAGATTGCCGTGGCCGCTGTCCTACGTCACGTTTGATGCAGCGGTCAACAGCGGCGTCAGCCGTGCTGTGAGATGGCTACAAGGCGGTCTAGGTGTCGAGCAAGACGGGAAAGTTGGGCCAGGAACACTTGCTTCTGCGAATGCGGCAGTCCAGTCAGGTGATGCTGCAAAGATTGTTGCCACTGTCGATCAGCGAGTTCAATTTCTTGTAGCACTAGTTCGTCGAGATACGAGCCAGCTAGCGTTCCTTTTGGGGTGGTGGCGTCGGACTCAACGAGTCCTTGGGCGTGCACTTCTGACGCAGAGTGAGACGGAGGCGTAAGCATGGGAATCCTTCCTAACATTGGTGACTTGTTGAAGCCGATTAAAGATCTTGTGTCTGAAGTTGTTGTAGACAAAGATAAGCGCGATCAAGTAAATCTTGAGCTGAAGCGACTTGAGGATGATGCGCAAGCTCGCCTAGATGCTCAGACGACAGCCCAGATTGAAGTAAACAAAGTTGAAGCATCGAGCGGCTCAGTTTTCGTTGCTGGCTGGCGTCCGTTCGTCGGCTGGGTGGGAGGAGTGGGATTGGCGATGCAGTCAATAGTTCTTCCTTTGTTTGCCCAGTTCACGGGTCGAATGTACGAGATGAACACCGAGCTTCTCATCATGACGCTTGGTTCGATGCTTGGCATGGGCGGTCTGCGTTCGTTTGAGAAAGTCAAGGGCGTTAGCACGAACGACTACACTGCAACGCCTGCGAAGACCGCAAACACAGAAACGGAGGTGACGCTGGCCTCGGGAGATACGATCTCCACAAAGACAACGCCACCTCCGGTGCCGGTTCAGGTTGCTCCTTCAACTAAGAAGAAGCGCTGGTCACTCTAATAGTACTCGTCTTCAATAGGAACGTATGAAGAACGCCTTAGCTGCTCGACGCAGCGAGTATAGTAGGCCTGCATGGAGGGAGGGAGTTTAGCAAATTCTGCTTTATCCCTCTCGACTTGCGCCATTAGCTGCTCTTTCGTTATCATTCGAGCCAAAAGGCCTCCTGAACGTCGTGGTTTGGAAACTTAAGACGAAGCTTAAAGTGGGGACCAGTTACGGCTGCGTCCCCTTTGTCGTGCGGTTCGACGTCGAGCGTGATGTTAGACATACGCCGCTGGTTGAACTTAGCTACTCGCTGAGCGAACTTCTCAACCTCTCGCGGGTCTGTCTCGAACAGACCAATCTGCATCACTTCTTCGTAGGGCATACCGTGTCGCTTCTCATCGTTCATTAGTACATCTCTTCTTTAGCAATCTCGTAACCTTCCCAGTTGTCTACCCCGGCAGCTTCAAGAGCATCAAGAAAATTAGAATTAGCCACAAGCTCGTTAAAGAACTCGCGATCAATAGTCACCTTATCATCATCCATCATTCACACTCCCAATCGTGATTACTTCGCCGTGAGGATCAAGGAACCACTCACCGGTATGAAGTTTGTCTTTATAATACTCGTGATACTCTTTTTCTCGATAACCTTCATTTTCGACTATCTCGATCATTTCAGCTCCAAAAGGGTTAGAAGCTCTGATTTGACCGAGACGCAGCCAAGGTTTATCAGCTCTGCCTATTTTCACATACTCACCTGAACGAATGAAGTAAAGATGTTGGCCCTTGTTATGGGTCTTTTTAATAAGAATTTTATTTAACTCAGTTCGATAGCAACCGCAAGAAATAGTGCTACCTGCTCTTAGCGCTGATGAAGATACTGCGTTACTACCTCCACAAGTGCAAGAGCAATTCCAGTAAGCATTTTTGCCATTGTCGGGAGCAACGTGAGAGAAGCTGACAACAGTCAGCCTCCCAAACACTTCACCTCTAATGTCTCGTATTTTATTAGAAGGCAGATCACCCATCTGAGATTGTTCCGATAGTCATGATCGAGCATTCTCCCGAGCTACATGCAAGCTCTTGACTTCCCGTGGTGTTGTCTTCGGTTTCGTAAGCAGCAAGCCCAGACCAGTCGATAGTGTCAGGCATAGCCGCCTTAGCCTCGTCATAGATGTCTGCTGTGACTTCTGTGTACGGGGCTTGCTTGTATGTTCCGTTGTCGTACGGAAGGAACGACACCCCAGACAGTTCATCAAAGTGATCATAGACCCAGCTCCCAACCTTCATCCACTCATCGTCTCGTACGTAGACCGTGCAGGACGGCTTGTGTTCACACCAGTGATCCTGTAGAAGTTTCCAGAGTTCGAGCTGATCGATAGCCGTCATTTGATCTCGCGTGACCGAACCTTCTGGGACCTTTATCGGGAAGCTGAAAATCGAGGTGGACGCCGAGGCCATCTGGTCTGCCTCACACGGGACGCCTGCGTCTGTAAGGAATGCCGTAAGGGGATCTTTATTGTCAGCACGTACAGTTCGTATGTAATGACTAGAGAAGCTAGGGTGTAGCCCACTGGCGCTCCCGACAAGCTGAGATACAGTCCCACTAGGCTTGACGCAAGTAGTAGCAACAGACTGCGGAATCCCCAGTCGTTCAGCCCATTCCTTGTTTGTGTCAATAACGACTTGCTTGAGGGCACCTAAGTTCTCCGCTGTCAGCAGTTTTACGTTGTCGCATACGCCGGTAAGACTTACTCCGAGGAGTCGCTCTTCGTTGCAGTTGTCAGCCCAGATCTTTCGGAGATACTTGAAATCAGTGAAGGTTGACTGGATGGTCCCCAAGATACTTGCAATTCGAGCTTTTCGTGAAAGAGACTCGAAGGTATCGTCACTACGTACGACGATCTCTGTAAGATTGCAGAACTCGTAGGGTCGGAGGATAATCTCGCTGCACGGATTAGTTCCGAAGTCATGATTTGCGTCGCGCCTGCCATTTCGCTTTGCAATAGCTTGACAAGCGTATCGACTGAAGAGGCCACGCTCTCCTGACTTGGAATCATAAAGAGCCTTCCATTCTTTCATGAAGAGGTCCATGTCAGGCTTGCGCCGTTCGTAGACCGCAGAGTTGTTAGCCAGACGTCGATGGCCGAAGCCGTTCCACCATTCACCTGTCTTAGCTACGCGCATCCGATCGTCGGTTACGTCAGACAGGCTGATCATTGCAGACCGTCGAACACCGCCTACGACGACAATGTCACCAATCTTGCACATAATGTCGTGGCATTCGAGAGTCGTTAGACGACGTCCAGCCGCTCGCTTGAACGTGTCGATAGTGAACTTAAAGAGGTCCACGAGAGGTTGCGGTCCGCTTGCTCTTCCGCCGAAAGTCTTGAGACGAGCGCCAGCAGGTCGTACGCCTGAGACGTCCCATCGGGGCACGTCACCTGAATAGAGAGCGCTGACGAGCTGCCGGAAGGCACGTGCCCACCCTTCTTTGCTATCTCCGACAACAATGACGGACTCAGATGCCGTAAACTCTTCAGCAACGACCGGTAGTCGATGTACATACTTTTCCTCAACGCTAAAGCCAACCCCAGTACCACACATGAGGATGTACATGGACTCATCAAACGACCGTGGCGAGTCGACAGGAAGATAAGCACAGTTGAAAGCTGCTACGTTGCAACGGTCGAGAGCCGGTCCGGCTGCCATTAGGCTGCGCATGGACGGCATGACTTCAAGGTTGTAGATAGCGTTGTAAAGCTCTGTATACTGGTCTGTATCTTCTTCGGTAAAACCTACCTTCTTTGCGTAATATTCACAAAGACGGTCAACTGTCTCGCCCCAGCTCTCACGTCGCTTGTCAGCATCACGCCACTTAGCGTAGCGACTGACAGCGATGAATTCACCGTAGTAATCAGGGAATGGGTTACTCAATATCGTTTACCTCCTTCAGCAGATCGGGCTTCTAGCGAATGATCGTTTCGCGTTTTATTGTAAGCCATCTTTTCTGTGATAATTTGCTCAAGATCAAAGCCCCAAGCACCTGCAAGATCAGCAATGCGAATAACTGCATCAGCAAGCTCAACAGCCATCATTGGATAATTCGGCAGATGATCGTCAGTCAGCTGTTTACGGTGGCCCTCCATTGCTTCAGAGATTTCTGAATGAATGAGACAAAGTTTTGTAGGCGTCGTAGCGTCCAAATCAACATCGTCCCACCAACCAGCTTCTTTGGAAAAACTATATGCTTCCTTAAACACGTTCGTCAATACGTTTCTCCGGGTTCCGCCGTTTGGATGGCACTATTCTCTGTCGGTAAACGCGTGTCCCAAGCACCGTAGCGACGGGGTTTCTTTTCGGGAGTCGCTTTTTCTTTCTCGCCATATTCGAACTCCTCAAGCATGTCGAGGTAGTGTCGTGCTTTGTGCAAGTCTTCGATACCTCCCTTATCCTTGAAGCGTACGACGTACTTAACGACATTAGCCTGACACCAGCTTAGGTTGTTGCGGTGGCAGAACTCGACAGGCTCGATGGCATATCGCTTATAGTGGTCGCCACCCTCTTGCCTCTCTAGAGCGCTCAAGACGCTTGATCCGAGCTGCCGCACGATCCACCATCGCCTCGCATCGATCCAGCTCCCTCGCTAGTTCCTTCGGCGTCATCATCCAGATCGGGATCGAAGACTCCTTCATCTCCGAGCCAAAACGAATATTGTCCCACCACTCCGTCAGCTTCTCGCATAGGCCGGTTGTCATCAATTATCCTCATCAAACTCATTGGTCCCTCCCGTCCGCAAGCCAATCCAATCTGCCAGCTCGTCGTAGTTAATTTCAATCTCGTCTTCGAACGCCTCGCAGAAATCCTCCGTCGAGACGTCTAGAAACTCTGCGAGTTCGGCTGTAGTAAACCGATCGCAAAGCTTCTGCTTAAAGTCCTTAGTTACCATACTCGTCCTTAAGACGCTTCATGGAGACCCACTCCAGATCGAAGAGGCCGTCTTCTGCGTCGTGTAGAATTGCGATACCGCGTGACCACATATCATTGGCGGGACCTGCAAAACCTGCGTGAAAATCAACAAAGCAGCCCACAGACAAGCCCATAAGAGATCGTCCGGGAGTATTATCGACTTTGTAATCTAGTACGTGGCTGTGGCCCACTACAGTCGACTTGTTTCGCTTCTTGATGATGCTCCAGGCCGGATGCGTACCGCCAATTGGACGTCCCATCAAACCAGATGTTGCATAATGAAGAAAATCAATCCCTTCGATTTCAACGGCCTCTAGAAACGGATACGTCTCGTCCCAGTAATCGTCGAATGCACAGTCTTTAACGCTTATCTTACCCTTGAACAGCGGGTTTTCTTCAACAAAGCGGTCAGGTCGAATGTCGTGATTACCTAGACAGTTGACCATGCGTGGCAACTTCTTCTTATGACGCCGAAGCTCGTGTAATAGGCGATCCTGCGCCTCGATTCCGGCATCTACATCTGCCTGATAGCGAGCCCCTTCAAGCTCTGCCTTCTTAGAATGAAAGCAGAGGGAGGGGAAATCGAACGTATCTCCAATATTAACAACCGTTTCTGGCCGAAGATCGTGGATCAACTTGCCAGCTAGAGTCCAGCGCTCGTTATTTTGAGTCGCCATTGCGTGACCGTCAGGGATCACGACGATCTTACTCGCCATTGTGTTTTTCCAAATACTTATCCATTTGCTGTAAAGTCAAACGATTCTCATAAACCAGGCCAAGAGTGACGTTGCAGGTAATGCAAAGTATATCCCGAATCTTACCTGTCGTATGACAGTGGTCTACTACGCCTTTAACTTCTCGACAATCTGTAAAAAGCTCAACTGGTTGCGAACAACATCCGCATTTATAATCTTGCTCTTCGAACTTTTTAGTGATTTGTTCCAACGTCAGCTTATAGTTTTTGCGGTAAGATCGACACATGCGTTCTTCTTGAGTTAGCTTTGCGCGATTCTTTCTAGCATTCTCACGGCTGTACGTTTTTACGTGATCTTTATTTTGAGCCGTCCAATCCGAGTGGCGCTGACGAAGAACACTTGCGTTTCGTTTTGCATATCGCTGAGACGCAGTTAAACCTGCATTAGTCCACTCGTCTTGGATAGCCCGCATTTACTTGCCCTTCGTTGCGGCGTCTACCAGCTTCTTCTTATCCTCGTCTGGCTTGACGTACTTACCGCCCTGCACGGTGCCTGTATCGTTCGGTACGCTGCCCGTCTCGTCTTCTGCGTCCTTGATGCGGTCGTTCTCGTAGTCGACGTTGTAGCGTGCGTCTTCGTGGTCAGTCCGCTCATCGGTTGCAGCAAAGATGTCGCGTAGCTCGCGGAAGCGTGCGTCCTGAATGTACGGCGGAGTGCCGACAAAGTAACGGAGGAGTTCTGCCTGCTCGGCGTTGTTAAGCTTCTTAAGAGTCGTCATTAGTTCTTCTCCTCGTTAATGTACTGCTCAAGATCGAGCAAGCTCTCTAAATAACCTTCTTGATAGTCGCTGTCAGCAGGATCGACTGCATAACCAGCTTTAGCGCCGTTGATGTACGACACAACATCTTCAATCGACTTCATCAGAAGTTCCTTTCTCTTCGTTAAACCAAGACAGAGGTATCGAACCCTCTGCGAACGGGAAGCCAGCTTTCTCGGCCCACTCACCGTACGTCTTACCGTGACGACTGAGTCGGGACCGTGCGTTTTGAAAGACGAACCGAATGTCTAGCTCTGGCCGCGCCTTTTTGACTGCAACCATCTTCGATCGATCGTGAACGTCTAGCTGACCTTTAGCTTCGATCAGAATGCCGTTAGGAAGCCGAAAGTCTGGCTGATACCGGTGATGTGTAATATAAGCTATTATAGCATCTTTTGGCTCAAAGTCAAGCTTTTTCCTCGATGCTTTTGCTAAGCCATACAAGGTCGCTTCAAACTTCGAACGAAACGTCATGCCGTCTCGATGTTTAACTCTCGTCGAGAATTTCGGCATCGCGTGTCACTTCTTTGATGTCCTTCGGTTCTCGAACGACGGTGGTTAAAAAGCGGGGCTTACCGCTGTAAAGGAACGTACGAAGACCGGGCCAGCATTCATTCTTGAATGCACAGTAGCTGCATTGGGTGTTGAGCTTTCGATTACCGCTCTTCCCGTCTTCTTCATCAGTATAGCATCGTTTGGGCGGTTTGTCAACAGCTAATACACCCCTCAGATGCTTAATACGTTCGGGTACGTTAAATTGGTTCGTGATAGATGGACCGACTTTGAGTACACAGATTGAACCGTGAACCTTGTCAAACGCTAAGAAAGCTCCTCCAGTCTCTGGAGTAAGCACCGACGCATACCCGGATATTTGTCCAATGTAGCCGAATGGATCACTTTCAAATAGCGTGCCTTTTTCAAACTTAGCATAAGACATTGGAGACGCGGACTTAACGTCGACCGTGACCCCATCGATAATCGCATCGATATGTCCCTTGACTCCGTCAACTTCAATCTCCTTTTGTTCGTCAGTCACCGTGTGACCAGCTTCTTTGACTAACAGCAGAAGCAGTTGTTCGATGACGTCACCGTAGAGGAACTTGAACAACGTCTTACCCGTGAACTCTTCGCGCGACTCGCTGTGTGCGCCGTACCACAGCTGTCGATCAGGACGACCGAGGTTGCTGAACCGAAGAGACTTACCAGACCGATTAGGCGTCGAGGCCATGCGCGTCCGGAGCAGATCTTTTAGATTGTCACAGAAGGCGTCTAGGTTGTCTTCGTTGAACGTGTGGTGCGTCGAAGGATCGAACAGGGCGTAAATATCGTCAACAAGGGTATTAAGACTTGCCATCTTGCACCCCATGTTCAATCTCGATCAACTCATGTCGCTCAGGCGTCCGTTCGACGACGTTGAAGCGTTCGATGTCAGGCCAGTTCGGACTCTCTCCGTCCCCTAGCCCAGCAGCGATACGTTCCGCTTCGTTCTTTGTCTTGGCGATAATCAACGCGTCTAGTTCTTCGACGTACGATACCTCACGTCGGATACGAATTGGGAATCGTTTTATGTTCTTACTCCCTGCAATAGGTTGGCGGGGCTTTCACCCGCCTTGCTTATTTTACCAACATTCCGAACGCATAGCATCACCTCCTTAAAACGGCACATCTTCGTCAAGGTCTTCGTTTGTAAAGCCACCCTGATAGCCAGCTTCAGCCTCGCTGGCGCTTTTGAAGAACTTGTCGTCTTCGCTCAGCGGTGCGAACGTCTGATCCTGATACGGGACGTGATCGAGGACTCGAATGGCCATCGGGTAGACACCCGCGTACTTGCCCTTGCCGTAGTCGACAACCTTGAACTTGACGTCAGCTACCGTGCCGTTGCCAAGCTTTTCGTCCTGATCCCACGGCTTGCCCGCTGCGTCGAGGACCGTGATAGGCTGCGTAAACTTACCGCTGTCGCCGATCTCACGATAGCGCTGACGGAAGTTGATGAACTCGCCTCGCTCGTCACCCTTGTCCTTAATGTTCTTGACTGGCTTGCCCTGAACCTTAAGGGCGTTCATCTGGCGTACGCCGTCGCTGTCGAGTGCGAGGTCGAAGGCCCACTCCTTGCCAGTCTTATCGTAGTCGTCAACCGGATCGCCAAGGACCTTAGCCCAGTGAAGCTTGCCACGAAGATATACGATTTCACTTACGTTAGGCATATGTATTTAACTCTTTCTCTTTGTTAAGTATAGGGTGCCGTATTGCAAAGTACGATCTCTTCCCTTTCAGCGTCGCTTTACAGGTACTTTAGTCAGCTTTTCAAAATGCTGCCTGCGTGAGGTAGCGGTTCTCACCTTCACCCTATAAAAGTACTATAGCAGAATATCAGTGGTTTGTCAACAACTATTATGCATATTTATCGCTATTAAAATCATCATCAGTCATTATTTCGTATTCGTTTTTACCGAGCTTAGTGAGTCTCTGCCCACGTGAGTCCGACTTTGGCGTCACATTCGATCGGTACTCGATATCCAAACGAACGCCCAGCTTCTGGGAAAGCTCTTCCGCAAGACTCGATAAAACTTTCGACATGTGCGTTAAGGACGTCGGTTTGCCACTCATCGTGAATGTCACCAACTTTGAGTGCATCTAATTTCTCCTTTCGTACAATCTCATCAACAAGGATCATTGCCTGCTTCATTAGCCGTGACTCATCGCCTTGCAGAAGGTAAGGAATAACCATGTGGTCGCTAGGCACGAGAATCCTAGAACCATCGCATAAAGTAATGCGACCCGTTCTGGATAGTTCTGATTGAAGGCGTCGAATGAGTTTAGGAAGGCCGGGAATCTGCTGCATAAAGAGGGCTTTGGCTGCTTTGGCCTCGGATATCCGAACCTTGGCAGTGTCAGCGATCTTTGCATCTCCAGCGCCCATAAGTGTTGCGTATGTGATGGTCTTAGTAAGGGACCGGCTAGGTAGCCCCATGCGTGCCTGATTAGCCGCGTGCGGATCTTCAGACAGAATAGCCGAAGTGAAGCTTTCATCTTTGATGTACTCCGCTAGGATACGAAGTTGGATACCTTTAGCGTCGACACCAACCAGACGGCGACGTTCGCGGTCACGTGTAACCCATAGATCACGAGCCTCGTACGTGTAGACCCCGCTGCGGCCCAGTAGTGGCTTCTTGTCGTCTCCGACGCGTACGGCAGGGATATTAGCAGTGTTAGGCTTGTCGTGGCGATAACGCAAAGTGCCAGCCAACCATAGGTTTCCATGAAGCAGTCCTTTCTCATCTGCTAGTTCGATCCAAGTCCCGATGTTGTTGGCTCGTGCGTTGATTGCAATCCATTCGGCTAGCTTCCGAACGGCTTCGTTAGGTGTCTCGATTAGAAATCGTTCGAGTGAGGGAACCAAGTTGCCCTTGCGGGTCGCCTGTGGGGAGCCTTTCTCTGTGAATTCTGTTGGTTTCCAGCCAAGCTCAAGCAACTTTTCAATACGTTGTTTTGGAGACCCAAGGTTGAACTCAACATAGTCAAGTGCCTCGTAACCTCCGGACTCGGTTGCTCGCAGCTCGGGGTACTGTTCAACGTGTCTCGCATAGTTCGCAGTCGGTGTTCCATCTGCCTTATGTGATTTAGCAAAACTGCGGACGACGATAAGCTGGGGAGGCCACTGTTCATGTATCTCATCCTTTAGTTCACGCTCTAGCTGTCGTAGCTCGGCGTATAGTTCGTGTGCACGCGGTACGTCTAGCTGAAAGCCGTTAAGTCGTTGACGACGGATGATCGACCACGCCTTGTGTTCTAGCTCGATAGACCTTTCTGTAAAGCCAACACCGCGCATACGATCACTAAGACGAACGAACAAACGCACGTTGACACGACAATCGTTGAGACAATACGCGACCATTTCATCGCTAAGTTTGCTCCAATCGTTGAACGAAGTCTTCGGGAAGCCTAGTCGAACTCCCCACGCTTCGAGACTATGCCCTCCAGCCAAGCTAGGGGAATAGTGCATAGACATGACAAAAGTGTCCACAACGCGACCGGTGGGAATGCGAGTACCAGCCAACCGATTGATCGTAGGAGCGTCGAACGAGAGGAAGTTGTGTCCGATGAACCAGCAGCCTTCAGCAAGCCGCTCGGTAATCCAGTGTTTGATGGCTTCGAGGTCAAGCAACGTGACTTCCTCGCCAGTCTTGACGTTGATGGCGCATAGGCACCAGATAACTGTCGCATCAAGCCCATCCGTCTCAATGTCGACAAGCCACATTTTGTCGTTGGGTTGTTGTAGGTAGATATCAGAGTCTCCCTGTCATAGCGCCAATAAGCAAACCAAACCCTGCAATAGCGATGATGATGGTCATCTTACCGGTCAGTGTCAGGTCGTCGACGTAGCGATTAAAACGTTCACGCATTCTTTCGACTTTTATTAGAAGGAAACCATGACAACTTTCGAATGTCGTGAAGTGACATTGCATAAAGAACGGCTTTACGGATTGCAATCTCTACTTCAGAACGGAACCCTGTCGTCGGCTCGCTCGTTACCTGCTTCGTACTCGATGATTTCGTCTGCATCTAGTTCCTCCAGTCGTCCGGTTTTATTATTATAATGAAGATAGCTTCCGGGACCTGTCATACCACTGAAACGATTCTTCTCGATGGTTGTCTTCATTACGTTCCGTCGCCACTCGTTCGCAGCGGTCTTGTCGCGCTCCAAACGGATAACGATATTTGCCACTTGTTCCACACCGGCAGTTCCTCGAACGAGACCCGCTCGATTTTGATGGATGATACAAAGAAGGGCAATGTTCAACTCCATGCAGATTGTTTTCAGCTTAGTGCTGATTTCGTCTAGCTGCTTGCGTTCATCACCGGACTGATCACTAACAATGATGCTAAGGTGATCGACCACAACATACTTACAGCCAAGAGCGTGCATGTGTCGGACTTTGTCAAGGACCGCATCCACGCTGTTACTGCCGAAGTGGTCCCAGACCACAACGCGATCGTTGTTAATGACAGCGTCGTAAGCAACGCGTAGCTCGGCTTCATCCCGCTCAGTGTCAGGAAGATGGTAAGGTTTGCTGTTATGAATAGACATGAGACCCAGAGCGGTGTCATGATTGGGTTCTTCAAGGTGTAGAAAGCCAACGCCGTATCCCTTCTCGATTAGTTCAGGGTTGACGAGCAGACTGTGCTCGATCTCCTTAATGATAGATGTCTTGCCGATACCCGTCGGTGCGTGGAACAGAACGAACTCAGAGAGGCGGATGCCGTACGTCTGCTTGTTGAGACCCTCGAACGGCCAAGGAACCGTAAAATGGTTCGGACGGTTGATGATCTCGTCCCACATTTCTGTGCCGAGCTTGATGCCGTCAGCCTTGTAGACGGGAGCTTGCCACCATTCCTTGACGAACTGCCGCGCACGACCGTTGACAAGATACTCGTTAGCGTCCTTGTACTCACGGAGTGTGAGGATCTTGACCTTACCCGGCTTGAACAGCTGAGCAACCTTGACAGCAGCCTCTTGACCCGGAAAGAACTTCTCACCTGTACGTGGGTTGACCTTCTCCGTGTCGCGGTCGAAGCAAACGACAATCTCTTCAAACGAGTTAAGGTATTCGTAGTTGCGCTTGCAGTCGTCAAGGGCGGACGAGCTGCCGTGAACGCTGACGTGCGGGAACTGATTGCCGTGAAGCTCGAACGCTGCGAGTGCGTCGTCCTGCCCCTCGACGATCGTGATAGCCTTAGCAGAGCCGGGTGGAAACGCGTGCTGACCGAACAGGTCGAGTCCCTTTGCTTCACCTTCGTAGTGGAACCGCTTGCCGCTTCGTCGGACCTTGTTGCCGACGTGCTTGCCTTCCTTGAAGACCGGATATCGCGCTTCGACGTCAGACTTAGCGTCTTGGTTTACATCAACGCCAAATCGCTTAACAGCTTCCCTACCAATACTCCGAACAGGAAAACTGTGAAAAACATTAGTAAGAGGAGTAAAAGGTTTGGTGGCCTCTGATTGAGGAACTTCTCGTACATTTTCTGTAACCTTATTTTCTCCGTGTGCCGGTGTGTAGTGCGAACAAGTGAAACAGAACTTGTGACCGTCTTCGTACTCGGAATTAGCGTCCGAAGAACCGCACGAGTCACAAGCCGTGTGCTTTACAAACTTACTTGTCAGTTTTCTCTCTCCTTATCGAATAAACCTAATCGGTTGCGCAGGTATGTCACCCCAGCGAATGCGCCCTGCGTTTAGCTGCGGCGGATTGATCAACTGATCGAAAGCTGCTGCGTTAAAGATCGGCTCACGAGCTACTTGTGCTTTCTGACCACCGAGGACCTGCTCGACATACAGCTCGTACTTCGACTTAGCCTTGGGCGGGAAGGCAGCCGCATCGAACGTGAAGCGCTCGTACGACTTGTTGCGCTTGGTCAGCGCTTCGAGCCGCTTACGTGTCCTGTCTGTCGGAGTATACACCTTAATCAGACTTGTGTCAAGCGTTTCTTTGGCGTCAGCGTGCGAGACGACGTCAACACCGTTGTAGCTGAAGTTGCACAGACTGTGATCGAAGTCAGCAAACAGACGATCGCTGTCGTAGACGTCGAACGACTTGCCGATGATGTTCAGCTTGACAGACATAACACCACGATAGTCAAACATTTCAAGCACGCCGACGACGTTGGCATTGATAAGCTCTTGCGGTCCGTATTCAGACTTGTCGGGCTCCAGCAGTTTGATTGCGACGAACGATTCTTTGAGGGCCTTGATACCCATTTCAAGGTCGAGCTCGTCAGCAGCCGGTACGAAGACGTCTACGTCCCGTGGATTGATGTTCTTGTGGACTGCCCAATCTCGAACAGCCCCTCCTGCAACGACAGCCGATCCGTAGACAGCCGAGATTGACTCAAGTAGTGGGTCCCATAGCTTAGGTCCGTTCATTTCTCATTCCTTCTTTTCTCGACCTGCCCCTTAATCTCTAAGAGGTCTTTAAGCAGTTTCAGTTAACAGCAGTTGTAAATCAGTTTTTTCAATTAGCTGTCTTAAGAACCATTAAAATGATTATACCATCTTTTTGAGGGTCTGTCAAGCAAAATCGTTACAGCGGTTCCTTCCCGTATGCGAGGTCTTCAGCGTCAGCCATCATTTCTTCAGGCGTCGGTTCGATCTCAACGTCTGGCTTCTCGTCGACGTCAGCCGGGAAGACCTCTCGAATGATTGTCAGACAGGTCCCACACGGATCGATGTCTCCGTGGTCTCGGTTAAACGAGACGTGGTTGAGCTGGGCGTTGCAGATGGCGCATCTCATTATAATTCGCCTTTCATATAAGCAAGCAGGTTTTCGACCTGTTCTAGTGTTAGGTCACCCTTACGAGTGTTGGCAAGAAAGCTAATGACTCGGACGTTGTCTTTGGTGTAACCACGAGAATTGTCTACACGATCAATAGAATAACTGTTTGGGCCTCGACGACCCGCCGTTAAAAATAACGGAATACCCATAATGGGACAATGCGTAGGTACATAAAGACTTTCGATGTCTAAATCATATTCTTTTCCTGTGCGTTTTGCACGACATTTAACTTGACTTAGCAAATACCCGATAGGATTCTTACGACGCCTACGTAACGAACCTTGACGTCGATATTCTTTCAAGTCTTCAGAAGGTGATACAGTATATTCGATGGGGATTTCCTTTCTCCCCTATTATACCACATTTTATTATTGATGTCAAGCTAAAATCAATTCTACTTTTACGTCAGTGCGAAGCACGTCCGCGTCGCGGAGACGGTCACGACCAATCCTCCTCTACTACCGGCTCAAATGCCTGCACGTTGCGAAGAACGAAGAAGTCTTTTGCGTCACCGCCGTCCCAGATACCCGTGTCACGACGATACCAGCAATCTGCGGCGACACCTAGTGGAGCATCTTCACCCCGCACATAAGAACCCTGTACAGTCACAAGGACAAAATCTTCGTTGTCTAGCCCTTCGTCTTCCGGCCATTCGTCTTGCGGAACCATCGTGACCGGGCGACCGTCGTCGAGTTCCATCGGTGCGTAAATGTCGATCATTAGCTCCAGTCCTCCTCGATCACTGGTTCGTCTTCGTATTTCAACGAAATTTTATCACTTCCAAAAATAAATCCTCCCGCCCCTTTTCGACGCCCTTGACCGCGAATTGTTATAAAGTCACCGTCGATTTCAGTGATAGGTCCCCACCAATCATCGGGCGACCGATCCCACTGAATGACGTCGCCTAATTTAAACGGCGTCACGAATCATCTCCTTGAATGCCTCAGCGTAGTCGTTAACGGTTTGACCCTCCAAACCTGGAGCGGTATTGACTTCAAGGACGTACGCCTGATTACGTCGAGCATTGAACAGGACGTCCGCAGCGCCGAAGTCGAGACCCAGAGCCATGAT